ATAGTGAACGCTGCTAGAGTATCATTTGCAAAAATTAAAGAAAAATTTGAAGATAAAGATGAAAAGTTAATTAAATATCTTGCAGTACACGGACATTGGTCACCTTTTGCTCACGCCTCATTATCATTTAGAATTAAGGCACCTGTTTTTGTTGCAAGACAACTAGTTAAACATCAAGTTGGTTTAAGTTGGAACGAAGTGAGTAGAAGATATGTAGATGATAAACCACATTTTTATGTTCCATTTATGTGGAGAAAACGTCCTGATAAGAATATTAAACAAGGTTCAAGTGATGAAGAAGTACCTTATGATATAACTAAAATAATAAATGACGCTGAAGAAATGTATAATGATATGTTAGCAGACGATATAGCACCTGAAATGGCACGTATGATATTACCTCAATGTATGATGACCGAGTGGATATGGTCAGGTAGTTTATATGCATTTGCTAGGGTATGTAATTTAAGAAATAAAGAAAATGCTCAAGTGGAAACAAGAATGGTAACACATCATATATCAAAACATATGAAAGACCATTTTCCAATGTGTGTGAGGTACTTGTTAGATGGTTAATAAATGAATTATAATGGATTTGATGTCTATAAGACATATCTAGCAGTTAAATTACATTTTACTACAACTGCTTATGACTATCATAAATATAATGGTAAGGTGAATACGAGTTTGGAACAATTTACAAAGCGTAATGATAGATATTTTTTTTATAAACTTTCAAATAGATATGCTAAAGATAGTATTGTTGATTATTTTGTTTCTAACTTTGCTAGTAATAATAAAAAATGGATAGGAAATTTACTTGAAGATGATGGACACAAAATCTACTTACGATATAGAAAGTATAGTGAGTCTCTTAATTATAATTTGCGAAACGATATTGGTCGTATTATTTACGATTTTAACAAGCGTGGTATTACTTTTGATAGTGGTATGGGCGTACATAATGGTCAACATCCAAGAATGCTACGATTACTTATTCAAGAAAAAATTAGCTACCAGACCGCCATCATACTTGATAAAGCTATTGCGTTTATCAAAGATTGGGATACACAAATTAAGGAAAAGGTTGTCTGGCCTAATATCTCCATTAAACTCAAAAAGTTAAAACCATTTTTAAGATACAATGAAGTGGAAGCACAATTAATATTAAAAGAAACAATACGAGAAGGATTCCAAAATGAAAATTGATTTTATAGCACAAATAGAAGGTGTTGAAAAGACTATGCCTATAATTAAGGCAAGTGAATATAGACACAAATGGATGATTAAGATGGCGCAAGATTATAGAAAATTTGGGTCATTGACACAACGAGGTGAATATGAAAATACATCTTTCGCAGTAAAAAAGGATCAAAGACATACATCAAAATGTCCAGGTATTATTGATTATAGAAATCAAGGATATATTGTAAGACTACATCAAGACGTTAAGATAGATGTACTTGGTGATGATGAAGAAAATTATAGATGGCAAGTATCTTTAAATGACAAAGCTATAGGCGCAAAAGAAGAGTTTGTTAATCATCACGGAGTAGGAAATTTATATCCTTTTTATGAGAACTGGCCGAAAGACACATTAAAGAAAATACTTAAAGTTAATATGCCTTGGAAGGTAAGAATACCTAAAGACCATTATCTGTTAATGTTGCACCCATTTTACCTAGATGATTTTAGATTTACAACGTGTTCAGGTATATTAGATTGTGATTTGGGAATAGGTAGTATTATGGTGCCTATGTTTTGGCACACTACAAAAGGAGAAGAGTTAATCAAAGCAGGCACACCAATAGCACAATTGATACTGATACCTAAAGATGAAATAAAACATAGAAATTTAAATATTGTAACTGATCCTAAATTTAAAGAAGATGAAAGAATAAGTTATTTAATGTTAAGACAACAATTTACAGTTAACTATAATAAGATAAAAGAGTTTTGGAAAAAACGTTTAAAATGATTAAAGTTATAGATAATTTTTTAGATGAATACACTTTTAATGAAATGAAAGAAATGGTATTGGGTCGTACTTTTCCTTGGTATCATTTTGACCAACCAGTAGATAACTATTCTCAATGGGATTGGGATAAAACCCCACAGGAAATAAAAAAAGAAGTTAAAAGAGTTGACGGACAATTTTTTATGGTTCACTCGTTATTTGACAATCAAAAAATGGAACCCTATAATACTAAAGACGTGTTTAATATAATAAAACCAATTACAGATATATTAAAAATGAAAGAGTTGATAAGAGTAAAAATAAATTCATATCCTAATCAAGGCAAACTTGTTGAACACACTTGGCACATAGATACAGATTATACACACAAAGGTTGTTTACTTGCTTTTAACACTTGTAATGGTTACACAAAGTTTAAAGATGGCGACAAAATTGACAAAGTTGAGAGTGTTGCAAACAGAGCAATCCTTTTTGATCCATCTAAATTACATACTAGTTCAAACACAACAAATGCTCCAAGGAGAGTTAATATTAATATTAACTATTTTTAATGAAAAGAGATATGGACCAAATGATTAAAACTCTTATGAACAAGGGTTATAAAATCAACCAGAGAACTATCTATGCAATGCGACAAGTACAACGTCATAAGTTTTGTGTGGGTGGTGCATTTGCTTATGAAGACACACCACTTGAAATAGGTTATGGTCAAACTATATCACAACCTTTTATGGTTGCATATATGACTGAACAATTAGGTATTAAACCTTTAGACAAAGTGTTAGAGATAGGTACAGGTTCAGGTTATCAAACTGCTGTGTTGGCAGAATTAACAGCAAATGTATATTCAGTAGAAAGAATTTTTAAACTATCACAAAGAACACAAAAGTTAATGTTAAAATTAGGTTATGAACACGTGAAATTTAAAGTAGATGATGGTCACAATGGTTGGGAAGAACACGCACCATATGATAAAATTATTGTAACAGCAATGGCAGATAAAGTACCATATAAATTACTTAAACAATTAAAAGATGGTGGTAAAATGATTGTGCCTGTTGGTGATAAGATAGTAGAGATTATTAAAAAAGAAGAGAAGGCAGGTGTACCAATTATTAAAGAAGAAAGTTTAATAGGGTGTACTTTTGTTCCACTTGTTAAAGGATGATAAACATAGCAGTATTAATATCTGGTAGAGGTTCTAATTTACTTTCAATCATTAAAAACTTTGGTGAACAAGTTAAAGTAGTAATGAGTAGCAGTCCAAAGGCATTTGGTTTAAAGTATGCAAAACAATATAAAATACCTTTTGAAATTGTAGAGTCCGAAGGACAAATCATTAATGAAATTAACAAGCATAATATTGGTTTAATTTGTATGGCAGGATTTATGAGAAAATTGTCTAGTACATTTACTAAAAAATATACAGTTTTAAATATTCATCCATCATTATTACCAAGGTACAAGGGATTAAATGTACATAAACAAGTATTAGACAACAAAGAAGAATTTACTGGTTGTACGGTTCATTATGCTACAGGTGAATTAGATTCAGGAGAAATTATTATGCAAAGAGAAGTGAAGATAGGTAAAGGTGAAACTAAAGAGTCACTTGAACGGAAAGTTTTAAATGAAGAACATAAATTATATCCTAAAGCTATTAGAAAAGTTTTAGATACAATACAACCAAGATATGATTATACAACGAAAGAAATTATAGAAGCAATGGATAGAATAAATGCCAGATAGAGTATTTTGTATAGGCAATGGTGAGAGTAGAAAAGATATAGATTTATACAAATATAAACCATTTGGTAAAATGTATGGGTGTAATGCCATTTATAGAGACCATCCTGATTTATGCGATTGTATAACAGCTGTTGACCACGGAATAACACACGAAGTATATCACGCAGGTATGGCACAAAAGATACCTTGTTATTTTAGAGGTTGGACACCTGTGCCTTCATTTTCATATGATAAAGTACTTGCAGATAGTTTGTCTGTAGAAGGTGTTGAAGAGGCAATTAAAAAAGGTATACTGATAACAAATGAACGTGGTGATTCAAAACAATATGTTATGCACGGTGGTAATTTAGAAGGTATTGTTGCAATATTAAAAAAAGATGGAGGTATAATTAGAAAAGACGTTAAACACGCTACAGTTAAAGTTAGTTGGATTAAAGAGCCAGATTATTCACACTCATTAGAAGATATTGATGAACCAAAAGACCACGGTTGGGCTTGTGGTGCTTCATCTGGTTTGGTTGCAGCTAAAGTAGAGAGACCTAATGAAATATATTTAATAGGACACGATTTATATAGTCATAATAAATTTCTTAATAACTTATATAAGAGTACTAAACATTATACAGCAGAAGGAAATAGTCCTACACCTGCTATCAATTGGATTAACCAATGGAAGACTATGTTTAATAGGTTTCCACAGATACAGTTTTATAAGGTTAATCTATATAATGATGGACGAGATAAAGTAAGTGGTCCTATTGAAGAGTGGTATAGTACTTCTAATTTAAAATACATAGATTATTCCAAGCTTGACAATATACTAGGTTTATGATATATTAGAGAATATAAATAAGAAAGAGATAGCGATAATATAGCTAACACAAATACAACATACAATTAATACAAAGGAGATATAATTATATGGATTTTGAAACATTAAAATCATCATCAAGTAACTTTGATAAGATAACAAAGGCACTTGAAACAAACCTCAATCCTGAGGATAAATCAAACAAGAGTAAGTATCAAGACGATAGATTCTGGAAACCAGAACTAGATAAAACTGGAAACGGTTATGCCGTTTTAAGACTTTTACCTGCGTCTGAAAAGGAAGAAATGCCTTGGCAAAGAGTATGGTCACACGCATTTCAAGACAAAGGCGGTTGGTACATTGAAAATTCATTAACAACTTTAAATACTAAAGATCCAGTTAGTGAAGATAATACTAGATTGTGGAACACAGGTGTAGATAGTGATAAAGATATTGCTCGTAAGAGAAAAAGAAAATTATCATATTATTCTAACATCTATGTGGTCAGCGATCCAAAACATCCAGAAAATGAAGGTAAAGTTTTCTTATTCAGATATGGTAAAAAAATATTTGATAAAATATCAGAAGCAATGCAACCTCAATTTGAGGATGAAAAAGCAATCAACCCATTTGATTTTTGGAAAGGTGCAAACCTTAAACTGAAAATTAGAAAAGTTGATGGTTATTGGAACTATGACAAATCTGAATTTGAAGGAGTGAAACCATTAGC